GAAGCCTTTTAGTAAAGTTATTATATTTGATTAGAGAGCCATTCTTTGATGGCTCTTTTTGACCATTTCTTACCAGGTAATTCTTTTGGAAATCCCTTTAAGTAACGATAATTATCTGAAAATGTGGCATACTTAATTCCTAGAAATTCGCAGGTAGTGTTCACATCCATCAACTCTGGATAGTGATCACTATCTTTTTCTATTTCGACTAGCCTTGTGATTGTGTCCTTGATAATGGACTTAATCCATTCAGATAGTGAAACTAGAACATTGTCCATCTTCTCCCCCTTCTACACTTCGTCAAATGAGTTCAATTTCATGATTTTCATCTTAGTATTGGTACTTGGTTCCCAAGTCATCCAGTAAGCAAGAGCAGCTTCTGCAAACTTCTTCGGTAGCAAATCATAGCGACTAATGTTGAAGTGGTCCTTGAAATCAATCTCAGCTTGTCTAAATACTGACTGAGCAAAAATCTTATCCGCATAAGCTGGACTATCAATACCACCCAGGCATGCCACAACCCTAGCCTTGCGCTTCTTCAGTAGCGATTGAGCATAGCTTGGATGAATTGGTTGCTCGCTCTTGAGATAGTCAATATCTTCCAGCATGGTCGCCTGTTGCTCACGCAATTTCTTCTGGCTAGTGAATAGAGCGATGAAAGCATCCTCGTCTAGATCCTCACGAATAAATCCGCCTTGTTTTCGAATAGCTGGCAAGACCTCTGATGTCACCCAACGCTTAAACTCTTTAGCTTGAGGTAACTTGCTGGATAAGATAAGAGAGTAGAGACCAGATTCGTTAATGATGATAGGATTTTGATTTCTACCCATGGCGTCACGAATCGTTACCCCATCTGTCTTATCATCTTCATCTACATGGTCAAAAATTGCTTTTCTTGAATTCGCATATCCCAAGATATCCGCAACATCCTTCCCAACGAACCAAGGCTCGTCATCAATTGTCAAAGTACGGACTTCCTGCCCGTGAAAATTAAAAATTTCGTTCATAATATTCCTTTCTAGTTTTATTTTGTTCAAATTTCTTGAACTTCAAGTTTAAAAAAATAATCCCCTATTTGGTTATCTGGAATAAGTAACAGATTACAAGCTGTTGTAATTTCGTTGTTTTTCCAATAACGCTGATTATTTAATTTAAGTGAAATACTTCGTTCTGAAAGTTTCATAGCTTTAGCGAATTTTTTCCGGCTATTAAAAATTTCAGTAATTCTTCCATTCAATTTTGAATAATCAAATTTCATTTATTCTCCTTTCTATCTTTTGTTCAAGTTGTTTGAACTTTTGTGATTATAATTCTACTCCTTATTTTTCACCTTGTCAATACTTAAGTTCATTTTTTTTGAACTTTTTATTTTTTAGCTTGAACTTTTGTTCAAATAGATATATAATTACTATTGAGAATGGAGTGTTAAATATGAAAACTACAACATCTTTACGACTAAAACAAATTCTGTCTGAAAGAAATCTTAGACAAGTAGATATCTTGAATAGTTCTTTACCACTTCAAAAGGAACTTGGTATCAAAATGGGTAAGAGTGCTTTGTCACAATATGTTTCAGGAAAGTCTTCTCCTGATCAAGACAAACTTGTTTTATTATCTAAAACATTGGGGGTCTCCGAAGCTTGGTTAATGGGATATGATGTTCCTATGTCAGACGATACTCCTGTCCAAGAACTAAAAATCCCTACTTCTCCTCTTGTTCAGAAAATAACTGAAAAAGCTGTAAAGCTTACTGCTCCTAGAAAACAAAAGGTTTTGGATTTTACAGAGAACCAATTGCGTGAGCAGTCTAACAAAGTTATCTCATTAGAGGAAGACTTATTTGAATACAAGGTATATGAAAAACTTTCAGCTGGTACTGGCTTTTCATACTTCAACGATGGGAACTATGACACTGTTTTTTACGACAAAGACCTAGACCACGATTTTGCTTCTTGGGTTTTTGGAGATTCCATGGAGCCTAAGTACATGAATGGAGAGGTCGTTCTTGTCAAAGAAACAGGTTTTGACTACGATGGTGCCATTTATGCAGTTGATTGGGATGGTCAAACTTATATCAAGAAAGTCTATAAAGAAAAAGACGGTCTTAGACTTGTCTCTATCAATAGCAAGTATAAAGATAAATTCGCACCATATGAAGAAGATCCGAGAATCATTGGAAAAATAGTCGGAAACTTCATGCCAGTTGAAAATTAAAAAGAGGAAAGTTATGAAAATAGGAATGAGAACACCGAGTCTAAAAAAGAGCTTGAAAGCTAGAACTACCAGCAAATGGAAGAGACAAACTAAAAAAGCCCTTATTCCTGGATATGGACAAAAAGGGGTTGGGTGGATAAAGAATCCTAAGAAAGCTCTATACAACAAGGTCTATCATAAGACAACGTTTGGTCTTTCAGACTTGTTTACACCGTCTAAAAAGAGAATGAAGAAAACAACAAAAAATCAAACGTCCACCAAATCTACAAAAAAATACACAGCAAAAAATTATAAAGAAGCTGGTATTGTATTAATAGTCATAGGTGCTATTTTCTTATTTTTATTTCCTCCTCTCGGCTTCTTCTTGTTCATTACAGGTTTTATAAGTTACATTATTAGTTATTTAACATTGAAACACGAAAAGAATAAACGAAAAGATATTTAAAAAAGCCCCACAATCGCCCTCGCCAAAGTTTGATTGTGAAGCTTACCCTTATAAAAAATCAGCCATTAAAAAGGCCTCTTTTCTATACCTATTTTACACCACGAAAGGGGTGATGTCAATATTCTCAATGTTTAGACCTTGTCCAGAAGCTGATAAACAAGGAGAATACAATGAAATATAATAAAACAAAATACCCAAATATCTATTACTATGAAACTGCAAAAGGCAAACGCTATTACATCAGACGCTCTTTCTATTTTCATGGTAAAAAGAAAGAGATTACTAAAAGTGGTCTCACAACCCTTCCACAAGCTCGTGCAGCCTTGACAGAGATTGAGCAACAAATCCAAGAACAAGAATTAGGTATCAATACGAATCTAACGCTTGATCAGTATTGGGATATCTATTCTGAAAAGAGATTATCTACAGGGCGCTGGAATGACACTTCCTACTACCTCAATGATAATCTCTATAAGAATCATATCAAACCCAAATTTGGTTCTGTCCAGCTTAAAAATTTGGATAGAAATGAGTATGAACTATTTATCGCCGAAAAGTTGCAGAACCATACCAGATACACTGTTCAAACCCTCAATTCCAGCTTCATGGCATTGCTGAATGATGCCGTCAAAAATGGAAATCTGGTCTCAAATCGCTTGAAAGGTGTCTTTATTGGCCAGAGTGATATCCCTGCTGCTAACAAGAAAGTGACTCTCAAAGAGTTTAAGACTTGGATAGCAAAGGCAGAAGAAATCATGTCAAAACAATTCTACGCTCTGACCTATCTTACCATTTTTGGATTGAGAAGAGGAGAAGTCTTTGGTTTGCGTCCAATGGACATCACTCAGAACGACAGCGGACGGGCTATACTGCATCTTAGAGACAGCCGAAGCAACCAGACCTTGAAAGGGAAAGGAGGGCTTAAAACGAAGGATTCAGAGCGATATGTCTGCCTTGATGATATCGGAACGGACCTTATCTATTATCTGATAGCTGAAGCTTCTAAGATTAAGCGAAAGTTAGG